TTAGTACGAAATGTTTTTCGCGCGTATGCGCTCTATAAAACCGACACTAGGACTCAGATGGCGATCGATAGTTTCTATCTGATAGAGCTGATCAAAAGCAGTACCAGTCTCGATTAGCTGAATAGTATCACGAGCAGTCAAGGTCAATTCCCCTGGCATCTCGAACTCGATGGCTCGCCCATGTGACGTAAGATCGTCCAACTGCCGCTGTGCCAATACGACTGCGTCAGAAGAAATGAGGTTCGGCCTGGTGAGAAAGAACTGCGCCGTTGATTGTGTCAAAGCTTGATTTGACTGGCTTGCAACAGGTCCGGGGTTTGTATCAGCCAATGTGGACAGGGATTTCATTTGATTAAAGTCCCAGCTGTTTACCGTGACCTGAATGGTGGAAGTTAGGGGCAAGGCCCGCTCCATCTTCAGTTCTGATACCCCTTTAGCACTGATTGTTAGGACCCGTGCCCCGATAGCATCGGGCGCCTCAAAGTGGAGACTATCTCTTTCGACATACAAACAGAACCGCTCCAACTCCGCCAGATATACCAACATATCCCAGTCAGTTGTTATTTTTGACGACTGGTGCAAAGTTAATATGCTTCGGTTGTATGAGTCAACGCTCCCCACCAATGTAGTTGTCTTTGTTATCACGGGATTAAGGCCATGCCTGACAGCAATTATGGATGCAATCTCACTCGATGTACGATTGACAAACGACTCTTGACTGTTAGAGGACAAAATATTGGCGGTATAATCTCGCCCCTCAATTTGGATTGTACCAATAATAGGGTCAATCATAACGGTATCAACCGGTCCCCGGATAAGGTTACTGAATGATTGGCCTGCGTCGACACTTAATTCAATATTCAATTCAATCCTTGAGGCGGATGCCCAATGCGGAGCTTTTGATTTGGTGTCGTCACCGAAGGTCGCTGTGACGATATAAGAATCAGCACTCCAGCAGGAGTTGGACGATATTCTCGTTTCTATAATCCCACTCACTACCTGGCCATTTGCAGTAGCCCTCACTCTTGGTTTACGATTGGCTCGGAATTCCTCAGACGTCACCGAATCATAGCGCATTATACATTAATATCCTGATCGATTATGTGCCTGACCCACTTTGAAGCATCGCTGCAATCCCGTCCCAGATCACTGCGTGTGCCGGCGCTGACTTTCCGCCGGGTGCCCTGGCAGCGAATCTCGTTCTCGAAGCCGTTGGTATGCAGCGGGATTTCCGACCGCTCGAGCGCCATCAACAACATAGCTTTGTTGGCATGCAGCCGGGCCAGCAAGCGATTCAACGTGGCAAAGCCGGTGCGGCGCTGGAAGATACGGTCGAACTACGCTCGCAGTGCGAGGCGACGGCGTTTGTCGGGATCGATCTGGTACACCTTCAGATCGGCGTAGAAGTCCCAGATCAGCTTGCGCACCTTCTGTTAGAGTCTGTCCGGAAAGTGTTACGCTGGATTACACAGTTTCCGTAGCATCAGGCGGATCGACGCGAGCTTAATGAAAGCAACGGTTGTGCTGTTCAGATTTTCGAAATCCTTGGCCAGCCGCCGGCACCGGTTGAGCCACGCAATCGTGCGCTCAACGACCCATCTGCGTGGCAAAACCTCGAAGCCTTTCGCCTTGTCGGTTCGTTTGATGATCTCCACCACCAACTGCGGCAGCACCGCCTTCACGCCCTGCTGGAACTGTGGACCCTGGTAGCCGCCGTCCGCAAACAACTTCCGCAGGAACGGGTAACGGCCAAACAGCGTCGCCAGCGTCAGCACGCCACCGTCACGCTCCTGGATGTCCGCAGCGTGGACGATAACATGCAGCAGCAGCCCCATTGTATCGACCAGGCAGTGCCGCTTCTTACCCTTGATCTTCTTGCCGGCATCATATCCGTGCGGATCAATACAGGCCCCGCCTTTTTCCGCACTCTTCACACTCTGGCTGTCAATCACACAGGCTGTGGGGCTGGCTTCGCGGCCCATCTGCTCACGGCATTTGATATACAGGGTGTGATGGATCCGCCCCAAGGTCCCGTCGTAGTTCCAGCGTTGAAGGTAATCATGCAGCGTACTCCTCGGTGGCAGGTCCTTCGGGACGTAACGCCACTGGCAGCCGGTGCTGAGGACATAGAGAATGCCATTGAGCACCTCACGGGTATCGACCTCGCGCGGGCGGCCACCCCGCTTGGCGCGTGGGATCAGGGGCTGGACATGCGACCACTCGTCGTCGGTCAGGTCGCTTGGGTAGCGCAGCTTGTCCCGCTTGTACCGGGGTCGGTTGTCGTTCGTCCACACAGGGCACCTCGCGAATCGGTGCTGCGCAGCGAATCACAGGTGATTCAATGGGTTCAAGCCCCCGGGCCTAACCGATTCAAATGACTCGGGATGTTTTCGGACGGACACTAAGATTATCTCTGTGACTCTAGATTGACCTTCCGGCAGTTACGTCCGCGACAACCCTTAATTTGGGAGCGGAGATCCTGGCCAAGTCGCTGTGGAACGGACGTTTAGGGCAGTGGGTCCCACTGATGGCCGAGTGACCACTCGTTCGACGTACCGAGTTATCCATGCTCCAAGAATGCTTCCGTCGAGATAAAGCTCTCCAACAAACGACTTTGCATCGCCACCGCCAGCTGCTGTCGAGGGGACAGGCAATTCTTGCATGGTTGACGACGGTGCGTCATGTCCTCGCTTAAGATGTGTAACAGGCCCCGGTAACCCCTCACTTCCGTTCTTAGTGCGGCCACGCAATCCATCAGAATAGTTCACCTGTGCGGGGGCCTTAGATTTAGACAAAATCATCCGTGCGTCGGTCTCGCCAATTACCTTCAGATTCCAATGTGACGTCTGACTGGCAATCGACGAGATCGAACTTCCCATTTTCACGGAGGTATTTGGTGCGTTATCTGAATGTGTTTTGTTGTTTAGAGAACTTGCGCCCCTCCCGTCGGGAGATACCGTTGTCCGTAAATAATCTTTTCTCCCGTAATATTTTTCGAAAGCGATGGATGCTATTTTTGACGCTATTGTCTTAGTGGTCTCCGCTTGCCACCTCTGCTTATTAGGGGTTCTGGTTATTCCAATATAAGGAGCACTTCGTATCATCCGCATTCTACTGGGTCTTATGTCACCTGCCAAATTTGTGGGCCGTCTATCCTCGGTAGACCGCTGCAAACCTTGTGAGACTAGCACATTCATTCTTCCTAACATCTCAGAAGAATTATTATCTAATATCTGCGTGCCTGAATGGTTATATGCGAGGGTGTTTCTTGGCTTGTCTGCGATGGGCAATGCCCAGGCCTGAGATCGACCCATGTAGAGCTGGTTAGGTGACAACAAACCAATACCAAGATTCATACTCGGGCGGCTCGTGGGTAATGATCCCATCCAGCCCCTTGATTTCGTTCCGGTCAATCTGAAATTGGGATGCAATTCAACATTTCCATATTGTTCGCGCGTGTCGTCAATTAGCGGTCAGCTTCCCACGCCTCGGTCTACGCGCACGTCGGGTGAGTCGGGATTGCAACAGTCAGCCGCAAATCACCGCCAGAGACCCAATACCCGACTCCGGGGCGAGGCATTCTTCGATTCATAGGCGGTCAACTTGGAGGCAGACAGATGCGGCGCTATGGACTTCGCGACGACGAATGGGAGCGGATCGAGAGACCCTGTTGCCCGGCCGACCGGGCTCCGTCGGAGTAACCGCAGCAGACAACCGCCTGTCCATCGAGGCCGTGCTCCATCGTTATCGAGCAGGCATTCCCTTGCGTGACCTGCCGTAGCGTCCCGGTGAGAACACTCACCGGACTTTCAGCCGTTGCCCAAATCCGGCGTGTAGCAGCTGAATTCAGCATTCCGCCGCAGATGCCGACAGCGAGTACGCGATCATCGACAGCACGATAATTCGCGCCCTTCAACACAGTGCTCGCGCCAAGAAAATAACCGACGAGGACCCGGCGATCAGGCGCTCGCGCGGCGGACTGGGCACCGCGATCCACACTCTGGTTGATGCCCTCGGCAATCCGGTCGCTTTTCATCTAACCGGCGGCGAGGCGCACGATTTGGTCTGCGCCGACCATCCGCTCACGGATATGAAGGCCGATGTACTGATCGGTGACACGGCTCTCGATGCGGGCGGACGGATCATCGAGCCGCTGGAGGCAGCTGGCAAGGCCGCCGTCATCCCGCCAAAGGTCAATCGACGATCGCCCCGCACCTTTGATCGACACCCTATAAAGCGCGGCATCTGATCGACGCCTCTATAAAGCGGGCACCTGTTCGAGAACTTCTTCGCCAAACTCGGGCGGTTTCGCGCTATTGCCACCCGCTACGACAAGACAGCGCGCACCTTTCTGGTAGCCGTCTATCTCGCCGTCAGTGCCATTTGGCTTACTTGACGACAAGCCTTGATTAAGTAAGGGGCGGCTGGCCGGCCCCTCACCTTTCATCGGATCGGCTGCTGCACGATCTCGTGCACACCGATGATCTTCTACCGGCGGGGCTGAAACGCTGATCGTCAACAGATCCTTCGTTGGGAACCCGGGGATCATAAGGCCATTAGCCCATCTTATTCACTGCACAGCAGGGATTTGTTGGTAGGCAAGGTATAGCCATCTGGAATCGCATAGAGATTGGGTGCCGACATCAACTCTGACGCCTGACAGATTCTACCATGCCTACCGGCGCTACCCTGTTCCCGTTCGCCCTGCCAGGTATCGGCGAGAAGAAGATCGCCGCCGCCTTCGATGCCGGCCAGATTAGATCCGATGGTGGCGTCCTGCTGCGTGTCAAGGTCGTCGCCGTCCGGGTAGCCGCAGGCAATAGCCCAAGATGCGTTAGAGCCGGTTTGCAAAACAGCTGTCATCCCTGTCATCCCCACAAACGCCCCCATCGCCGGTCCGTTACCTCGTTTGAGCGATACTTCTAGAACCCACACATTTTATCGGGAACTACATCGCAAAATAAAACGGTTTCGCGCCATCGCCATTCATTACGATGAAAAGTACATACCTTCCCGCTAACCGGCCACCCACCGCCAGAGCCATTTGGCTCAATTGACGACACGCCCTAGTCAGATGGCTGATCCCATCGCATCAGCTGCCAGTCAAAATTATAACCATTAAGAGTTCCTAACACCACTACGTATGCGGAACGTTCATCAGCGGGCAGCGAAAATGCGACATCGAAAGGCACCCCAGACTTGACCAAATAAAGGCAGTCGATCAAGTCGGGGTGCCGCGCTAGTTTCCCACTTTTTCTATGTCGAGACCGTCATTTCTATTATCCTCGAAGGCTGTTGACGCGGAGGAAAGGCCTTCGTCCCCCAATTTGGCAACTGCCGCCTCGATTTGAGCTTCGCTCGATGGTGTTGGGAACGGTAGACCATCGATTGCGACAACTGATATTGCACTACACGCAACGTTAAGCCAAGCTTGATTCTGAGCAAGTATCGGCCCCGCGGCCTTGAACAAGCGCAACATATCTAACGCACCAAGTCGCCGCACCGTTAGGCAACGGCCACGTTCGTCATGAACGACCCTTTGTTCCACTGCCTTCTCTAAGATAGTCTCAGTAGGTGTCATCTATATACGCCTCTTACGAGTGGAGAAAAACTCCAATTTTTGCTTCACACTGGCATCGCCCTTCCAGCTACCAGCATTTGCAAGTCGGAACACTACGGAGTCAAACTGATAGGTTGAGGTCGATCCATCAACTTCCGTTACATATTGGTATAGGGTACCGCCAGGGACGGGGCCGCCATTATAGTAGAGCTGTTCAGCTGCGGCGATAAAATCGTCCACCTCCGAGGTTCCGCGCTCGACCTCGAAGCTTCCCTCCCATCCTCGCGGCAGTTCAGCACCCAACTGCGTACCATCTAAGCGGCTTACCCTCACCGAGTGGGTAAGTTGGCGGCTTTCGAACGCTGTCACATGAGTCAAGTCTACGCGGCCCGACGGACCTAGCACCACCAGCTGTGTGTCCCGGCCGATTGAGAATGCGGTAATCGACATAAAAGGCTCCGTATCTAACTTGGCTGACCGGCTGGAAGAGTCTGACGGGATACCTGGACGGTTTGACCACCTTCTACGTTGACAATAAATATCTCGTTAATAGCCTGATACTGGATTTGCGCATCCGATTGCACATAGCCAAGCCCGGTGCGAGTTGACGGATATTATTCGACAAATCACAGATGACACTATAGGGCAGATTCCCGTCAGTGCTTCCTAATAGACCTTGCTGATACATGTTCTGAAGAAATGCCAGTTGGGTCGCCCGGATTTGGTTGAACAAATTGGACGTAATAACCTGACCGACATATTGACCCATACCAGCTGCAAGCGTAAAGGCGATATAGTTTGTGAGCCGAGAGTAGTTATCACCGTTAATCGCAGGATTGGACGATGTATTGTGGCCTCCACGTACGCCCCAGAATGCGCCCCCTGGTTGGGGAGAGCAAATCAAATCGATCCCTGCCTCCAGCAGGACAGCGATATCTGCCGACGCATATACGGTGCTCTGTCCAGAACCGGGCGAGCCGGACTTCTGGCTTCCCAATATACCATAAAGCTGCTTGTTGAGGCTGGATTGTTCCGGCGATAAGTTGGCTAGGCGACCAGCGACGAAGCCCTGTGGAGACACGAGACGCACCATACCGTTTACTTGGTCAGACCACCAAAGCCAATCTCCGAACATCAGTTTGGCTGAGTAGGAGTCAAGACCAACAGTTTGCATAGTGCTCACTGCGTTCTCGATAGTATCGCTAGCTGGACCAGTCATTATCATATATATGCCTTCTTGCAGGCCAAATCCGGCCTGGATCACCCAGGTGGCCGCGTCGTCAACGTCAGCTAGCAAAACAATTGAACATGACTGGCCGCGCAGTGCATACATTCCGCTACGTGGCAAAACATCAGAACCAACAAGTATGGATGGAGCTATCTCGTTGACACCGTCAGACCCGGGTGTTCCACTACCGAGTTGGATTGAGAAAGGAACGGGAGCCACAGCAGCGCCACCGGCACTAAAGACGACTAGTTGGGATGGTCCTCGTTGGGGTCCCTGACCCGCATTAACTGCCGATGCAAGGTTCGTCCAAAATGCTGCTCCAACGCCACCGATTTGATCATAGACCTCGGGTTGATATCCTGGGATACCGACCGCAAGACGCCAATTCCCCGGCTTGGACGAGGCCTGGAGGGTCATGTTCACCTGATTTCCAAGCGAACCCGTGTACAAAGCGGTGAATACAGCAGTTGTACCGGGCACCAGCGCTTGGGCAGCCGTATCAGTACCATCACTAACACGAACGCAACGGAAGTCCTGCGCCCCTTGTTGCACTGCCGTTGCCACTTGAGTTCCCATATCATACTTATTGGGAATCAAAGGGCCAAAAATCTGAGCATAATCAGCCATGGTAGCGACGATTACAGGTTCGTTTACCGGGCCCCATGTAGCTGTACCAACGACACCGATCACGTTCGTTGGAACCCCATTTAGAACGAGGTTTTGCGGCGGTACAATCTGTACATATAGATCTGGGACGACGAGTGCAGTAGTATTGATACTCCCCTGCTGGAAAACTGGCATCTAATTGGATCCTTGACCAGAGTGTGGCTTGCCGACACTTACGACAAAATTACGATATTGGCCTCTGAGAGTTTTGATAATCAGATCTCCGTCCGTTATCATATCGCCACGCTTAAAGTTTCCAAATGGCCTAACGACGATTAGATGCATAGTCATGTCTCCAGTTTAAACTGCCAAGTACCCAGCATTGATACCCAGTTCTCCGAAAAGCATTCCAGGCAAGGTCACGGCTCTCATTGTCGGATATTCTATTAGGTAGAGTAGGTCTCGGCGATATAACAAGGCATTCTGTGACTGATCAAAGACATGCGTCCCTTCGTAAAGGATTCGCGCACTAGAGCCGTCTCCGAGAATGATAAAGTGTTGTGTTGCCAGTCCTGAGTCAACCACTGATGCCGCGATATCCCGCAAGGTTGGAGTAGAACACCAGAAGATAATGCGAATTTGCCTCTCTTGGCGCCGTACCTCCTGAAAGCACACGCCATCTGAGATCGCTCGTGCGACCAAAGTTGTTGCACCCGGTATGCTGACAGTTGCTCCCGCAAGAAGTGCTATCCGGTCCTGCTGGACTTGAGCGGCCAAAATAGCTGCGACCTGATCCAGAGTATCAGTGGCGAGTGGTCTGTAGGTATATGTCTTGTTATCCACGCGCAAGCCAATCGCCATGCCTGAGGTAACGGTACCATTGAATGTTATACTATCGTTTGCAATGGTTGCCGACACACCGCACGCCAAAGATCCACTCTTCCACTGTGGCGCGTATCGTGTCGTCGTACGTCCCGGTTGGGGGTCAGGTGAGATCGTAATATTCATCTTTCCGGCGGCAAGGTCGGCGTTGAGACTCGCTGACATCGGCCAACCACGATAGACGCGACATGAAGGTCCAATTGCGCTAGGTGCGTCTGTGCCGTTTGGATATACGAATCCGGTGACACATTCGAGCACGGCCGTCTCAACATCGGCGAGGTCGGCCATCAGGTAGTAGCCTGCTTAACGCTCAATCGCCAACCTAAAGATGTAAGTTCTGCAGATGATACAACGGCATTCCTGCCTAGGTCGTCGGTAAGTATGTCGGATGGTGTGATCACGATATCGGGTACCGATGGTAATAAAACAGTCCAGTATGGAACGGTGCTATCCGCTGGGAGATCGGCTTCGGGTAGCCCGCCGCTCCCAGCTCCCAATACACTTGCAGGCCACTTCGTCAAAATCGAAGTAGTGGAGCCAGCAGTTAGTCCGCTATATTCACTTGCACCGATTGTCGTCCCCGACCTTTGTTGGCTTATAGATATGGTTCGGTTTGTCAGGACGCACAGTAACGGCAAAAGCGGTCTACAGTCAGCGACAAACCAAGTCCCATCCGCTCGAACAAGATAATCCCCCACGAAGATATAAGAAGTATCAAGGATGCCTTCCCATACTGCATTACCATATCGATTAGACCGCGCAAAGCGTCCCTCGACCGGACAAAAAGCAACGGGTAGTCGTAGAAATCGATGGCGTCTATTTAGTGGATCATTAGGCCCATTAGGTCGGTAGGCATCACAAACAATACCAATATGGCGAGCGGCTATGTTGAGGCCCCAACTTAGCCGGTCTTGCAAGAAGCTTTCGTTCATTTATACTACCAACGTAATACTTGGTATCCCCAAATAAGGTCCGGAAGGAATGCCCAGAAATCCACACAGGCGCCGGCACCAGTCGTCGAACAATCCTGATCGATCGCCTACCTCGTTCTTGTTATGCGTCCATACGGCGGCCTGATCTGTATCCATGTTGTCCCCAGCGTGCGGGATGGCCTCCTCCAACGTCGTTAAAGTTGATATGTACCGCCGGATCACGGATAGCTCGGAAGCAGATAGATTATTTAGACGAAACTCTAGTAGTCCGAAGATTTGGTAGAACCTCCAAGTCTGGAACCCTACCGGAGCTGCTCCGTACGCTGGATAACCACAAAATCGTCGAACATCCGTCTTTTCTGATTCACCGAGTGGAATCATAAGAAGGATCCGTCGCCACGGGTGAAAAGCACAGTTCCCGTGCCCAGCGCCAGCAAAGCCGCGGCACTCGTGATTAACGAATTGACGCAGAGAAGGACACGGCTAGACGGTAGTATAGGCATATCCGACGAGGTCGCTGTCACAGTCATGTCGGAACCGAACCTGATATATGCCAAAGAGGACGATGTATTGGTGACAACGACAGAATCGCCACCACCAACAAGCTGCACGGGCATAGAGGCTACGCCTGCCAAAAGGCCGGTCGTCCCGGTGGGCCGGAATGGGCTAAGTGAACCAGACGCCATCAATTCTCTCCCTGTGCCACCCTAGCGCTAGCCGACGTGCTCTACGATCACCGCCCTCTTGTACGCAGAGTTGGTAGCTGTTGGAACGGTTGCAGGGTTTGTTGTTGTATCAGATGGAGCGCAAAACCCTCCGATCCAATACCACGATTGCGCTATAATTTGCTGCAGTCGATCGATCGGTTCACGTGTCACCATTGCCACTCCATTGACAACCGAGACGATCGAATCAGCCGGCGCGACATCCTGTGCAGCCAACCCCGCGAAATCTCCCTCCACGAGCGCACCCTGACCACAAATGATTGGGCGTCGAATCATGATACCCGCCAATGTCGGATGCGCCTGCACGAAGGTTTCCGTAGTTGGCAGGAATCTCAAGCCCAAGAAATCATTCGTCATGCCGGAGCGGAAAACCTGGTTCGCAGAGGTCGCCCCCTGGAACAATTGCTTGAAATCTGGATCCGCAAATAATTGCCTGGATGAAATGGGATCGAGGTAGCAATTGTATGCGCCATCGATATCTGGGACCGCATTGAGGCGCAATTTTGCGACTGAGTCTAGAAGGTTGGACATCGTTAAAGTATCACCGGCCGCCAACTGAGACGTATTCAGTCGCTGCGATGGACGAACGATTGTGCACGCATTGGCAGCGGTGATCGTATTTCCAGCCGTCCCGTCAGATACTGACACGTTTGTTGACAACGTCAATACACCAGAGATCCCCGCCGGTGCCGTAGATACGTTAGTGCTATCGGACGTGGTACCGATTGCCGAATAGGTGTTTGCACCAATGGTCACTGTTAGTTGGTTTGAAGGACTGAGTGCCTGCTGCACTCCGTTAACAAACGCGTTCTGAAAGCCGCGGATATCGTCGACAGTTATCGTCGGACTCGCCGCAGTGAGACTTGTCCGAACTCTGGTATTTCCGCCTAGATATGCGTTGAAAAGTGCATTCCGGGCAAGTTCGTCTAGGCTGCGAGCAGCCTGTTCACCGTTCACATATGCATTCTGAAGGAACTGGGAAGCGATGCCGACGCGGCTGGTGACGACGTTTAAGTCTGTCGTGGCTGCATAGTGGTTGATCGTAATCGTATATTGCTCCACGCTCCAGTAGCTTGGAGTTAATCCGTTATCGAAATTCGTATTCGTGGCAGGAGGTACCGGAGTTGTAACCGAAGGCTTAAGCCCAGCCCGCGTCTTGGTTAAGGTCTCACCGATTCCGACCGCTATCATTTCCCGATCAGCACAGGCGCGATAACCGAGCCTTGACCGCAACGCTTGGTCGAATTCCCTTTCCAGAAAACCTTGCTGAATGATAGGCTGCAGAGCTGTCGGAAAGTTCTGGATTCCCATATCGAGTTCCTTTCAAATTTATAGAATGATTACGACCTAAGCAACCATCTCCCGGCGAGCCGGGGGCTTTAATGGCTGCGGGCCGCTCAACTGACTGGGTAGGGTTGCTCAAAGCGGCAATCGGGACCCCAAACACGGCCAGGATTCGCTAAGCCACTGACGTAGGCGGTCAGCGCCAGAAACTCGTCTGCTTCAAACGCGAAAATGGCAGTGAAATTCATAGGACTGTTTGGCAGTGAAATTCATAGGACTGTTTCCGGACGGACACTTAGAGAGCTCTCGTTTATATTAGGCTGTTAGTCGCGTTGCTTTAGAATTGCAGCCCGTGCAGCTCTATATTCTGTATCTGTCATTTCTGTTGCAAGCTTCGCACGAGTTGGCTGCGCCGCCGGGGGGAGTTGGGAATTCGAAGACGAACCTCCTGTAAACAACCACGGCTTCGCTTTTTTGAAAGCTTCCATTAGTCGGGTTGCGCCAATGATCGCACCGTCATCTCCCACAGTCAATTCCGATGCGTCGATCAGTTTTAGCCCGTCTAAGTCAAGGATCCCCGCTTTGACCGCCTCAGCCTTTAATTCGGACTTGATCAGTCTTAGTCGGGCGTCTTCACGGACTTCCGCAATCTCCCGCTCCAGCCGCTCAGCACGCTGCTGTAGCGCGGAAGTAATGTCTGCGCTAGTATCAATGTTGGAACTTGGTTCGGACATCGTATTCCTTGGCCTAGTTGTCAGCCGAAATTCGGACTATCTCATCGGCTGGATCTTCAACATTATAGATGCTACATAGAGCCTTAATGGCTGTCTCTCTGCTTAAGAGGCTAGCATCAACCAAAGTTGCCAGTGTTTGCGCATCTTTTTGTCGATCATCCGGAGATGAAGGATACCAAGGCGGCCATATCAATGATAGGGGACCGCCGGGATCTAGCGGATCGATATCGACCTCCATTACCTTCAGTCTATAGGTTTGCGAAGCTGAAACTATCATCCTTGCAAGTTTCAACAAAGCAACTTCGCCATAGGTTATCCGAAGGTTGTCAGCGAGCCAGAGTAACCCCTGATTCATCAGCTCCAGGGCTTTTCCCGATTGCGCAGTGGTCAGTCGATCTGGACTCGAGCGATTTCCGTGCACCGCTTCCAATGCAAGTTCACGCAAAGATCTGACATACTCAATGACTGCTGCCGAAGCAGTACCTCCGATCTCCAATAGTCGGGCGTCACCCTTTTCGCCTACGACAAGTGCATTTCCTGCTCCCTTGAGAAGTTGACCGCCTGCGGTAGCGGGATCCTTCAATAAAAGGGTCGGATCACTGCTGTATTTGAGACCTCTCCCAGCTTGGCTAAGCTGATAATCGATTTCGATTTGAGTTTCAATTGCTGATCGGAAGGTGCACGCTCCGTCGTTTGGCGATTCCGAGACTGATCCGCCCGGGAGATTCCGTATCCAGACCAGCGGGACGAAGCCAAGGCCATGTCGGATCGTTCTCTCCGGGTCTACCTTTGGATAGAATGGTGCATCTACTGGAATCGGTACAAACCAAGTTTCGTATTCTTTGTTCCAACTTCTGCAAAACCAATATGCTTCATTATCCGTATCGATATTATATCCATTTTGGCGTAGAACATCTGCTGATACTTTATATTTTTCGGTTACGGATGCCAGCACATCTGGCACACCGAGGTCCCATACCGGGTTCAAATATTTAGTATCTAATACATCGAAGAACAAGCGACTGGACAGTACCCGTAGCAAAATGGCTATAGAACCTACTGACCCTCGCGTCGCAGCATCGATTATTGTTAAATTCAGATTGGACTCTTTGCAGATGCTTGCTAATGTCACCCGCGTGTGTAGGTCGGGGCAGTCGATGGTCGGAAAATGCCCTTCACTAAAAAGCAAGGAGACACTATCATCGACTACAATCTTGCACAGCGGATAGCGGACACTTGGCTTACGATTTCGTAATGGAACGTATTCTCCAGCTGCCCCTCTCTCTTCGTGAAACCGATAGGGCAGAACATCATAGATACGTCCCTCTAGAACTCGACTTAGGATGTCTAAAGTTCTCGTTCGTTCCGGGTAGTCGCGATCTCGTGGGATTAAATCACAGATAGTATCGAACAT